AGAGTCAGAAAGCTGAATTAGTATTGGTTAAGTCCGGTACTGTCAAGATGCAAGAGCAACTTGATGCAATCGCAACCAATCAGGCAAAAGCTGAAAAGTCTTCAGGCATCACGATTGAAAAATCATTCATGCAGGATCTGAAAGAGAAACTTGATGCGCAGATTGACACTTTCAAGAAATACAAATCAGACTCTTCTTACAAAAAAGAGATTGATCTGTCTGTAAAATCGTTTCTTGAAACAGCAAATGCAAGTATTACAACCGGATCTTTGATCCCTTGGCCTGAGCGTGAAATTGGAGTAGCTAAAGCTCCGGACAGAATGCCTTTCCTGATGAACCTGATTGAGGTTGGTGGAATTGCCTCGAACATAATCTATTGGGCAGAAAGAAAAACCCGTACAGATAACACTGAATTTGTCGCTGAAGGTGTCGCTCCTGCTAATCCTGTAGTTCTTGGTTATGAAACCAAATCACAGACTATTAAAGGGTTCTCTTCTTTCATTAAGGTGTCTAATGATGCTCTTGATGATATTGATTACATCTTGTCCGAAGTACGCACCGAACTTGTCACCCTGATGATGTTGAAAATTGATCATGACATCCTTGAAGGGACTATTGCCTTGAATGGTTATGATGGCATCAAAACTCTTGCGACTCAGTTTGCTGTTCCGGGTGCATACAAATTGAATGCCGGGGACATCGCTAATAACAAGGATGTTCTTCGTTGTGCTATTGCTCAATTGAATGTTGCTAATTATACACCTGATTACATTATCCTAAATCCTGTTGCTGCTATGGAGATGGATCTGGAACGTGACAAAAATGGTGAATACATTATGGCTCCTTTCACTTCTATCAACGGTCAGGTTCTCGCTGGCATTCCAATCATACAGAATAACGGTGTTGGCGCTGATGAGTTCGTTGTAGGTAACTTCAAGAAAGCTAAATTGTTTGTTCGCAAAGATGCAGAGCTTAAAGTTTGGGAACAGAATGATACTGACGCAGTCGCTCAATTGAAGACTTTCACTCTTTACATGAGAGCAGCGTTAAGGATCAAAACTCCTGACCATCTTGCATTTGTTAAAGGCACTTTTACTGCTGGTAAAGCATTGTTAAACGTAATCTAATCATAAGATGAAAAAGTTAATACTATTTTTAGCGGTCATTTTTTCTGCTATCGTGCTTCAGGCACAGACTATTAATGGTGTTGCAGCGTTTCCTAAAGATTCGACTACTAACACTCAAACGAAGTACCTTAAGATTGCTTCTGCTGTTGCCATCACTGCAAATTATGTAGGTGGTATATATATCGTTCCTGTTGCTAAGACAGCAACTCAAACGGTAAGCGCAATCCTTCAGGGGTCTATTGATAATTCTGTTTTCTTTGACGTTACCAACGCTACTGCTGATTCTGTTAAACTCAACACAGCCGGGACAGTCAAATTATATGGATGGGTACTAAATGATACACATTGGAAGTACTACCGGATTAAAGCAGTTGGGTACAACACAGGAGTGACTACCTTTACAGGTGGATTCATTCTTAAGAGAAAACAATAACAGTATATTGGATACATGGGGAGGATCGTTACCTCCCTACTGTTCATAAATTTTCAGGAAATGGGAACATTTAAGTTAAAAACTGATTTTATAGGTAAGCAAATGGGGGATATTATCCAGGTCGCTGATTACCTTGATAACGACATGATCCGGTTTGGGTATGGTGTTAAAATTGATGAGTCAAAGATTGATAAATCAAAGGTCGATGTTCCTGCAATTAATAAAGCTGTTGTTCCTGCGTATAAACCTAAAAATAAAAAGCGATGAGTTTTGAAATGCGACATACAGTGACAGGCAAAGAACCTGTTCAACTTGTGGATATGAAACTTTATCTTCGCACTGACTATACAACAGATGACAGTATAATCATTGCTTTAATCACTGCTGCACGGGAACAGGCTGAAAAGTTTTGTAATCGGTCATTCGTTTCTCAAATCATCGAATACAGCAGGATAGTTACCATTTGGGACGCATCGAATTACACGGTAATAACACTGCCTTATCCGTCACACCTTGCAATTACAGAGGTTAAAGTTAACGGCACAGTGATCACCGATTACACAAAGAAGGGATTAACTCAGTTTACTTTAACTATTCCTGCACTTGAATTGCTTGATTCTTCAGCGATGTGCGAGATATATATTAAGTACACAACGACAGATAACTGTCCTGAGCTTGTCAAGATCGCTCTTAAGAACATGGTTAAAGACATGGCAGAGAACCGGAATGATAAACAGATGCTTCCGAATCCTTATACTTATTTAGCACCTTTCAAACTTTACGTATGATTTCAATAACTCTTGATCAGGCTTCATTGGATCGGCTCAATCAGCAGATGGATGTACTTCGTGACGGAGGGACAAAAGCCGTTTCATGGTCTATTCGTAAGATCGGGGACAAGATCAAGAACGAGGCTCAGATGAGATTAAGAGGACAAAAGCACATAGTGACATCAAGACTAAGAAACTCCTTATTCGTGAAAACAACAACGAAGCCGGACTTTCCATTCTCTGATAACAAAGGGAATAATTTTGTATCAGACTTAAAGAGTGTAAGCCTTGACACGGGGGATATTGCAATAGGTACGAATGTTGAATATGCGGAGAAGATTGAGATCATGGATAGTTACCTTGAATGGGCGGTAAGAAATGTTGACGTATCAAGATCAATTCATCAGGATATGCAACAGACAATGGAGAATGTAATGAAGTTCGGAGCAGGAATAATACCAGCAACATGAAAGACATACGATCCATATTAATACCTGCTCTGACCACTGCACTAACAACGGCAACGGGTCGCAAGGTTTATGATTCAATGCCAATTCAGCTCTTTGGAACTGCTATTTATCCATGTGTTAACATCTCGGATGTATTCGTTGAGGAGGACGGGCCAAAAAACAGCTTTCAATACCGGGCAAGTGTAATGATCGAAGTGGTACATAAAGGACTTCAGAGCCTTACTTCACTTTATACCGATATGGACAATGTTCTCTCAATCGTTAACAACGGAGTCCCTTTTGCTTTGGCAAGTCCTTACAAAATTATGGACTGTACCTTGAATACAACAACAACAACAAAAGCCACAACTGATAAAGGATTGGTAGATGTTGGAATAATAAGATTAATTTTCAGGATTCAATAATTTAATAATTTTCGCTATGACAAACATTGGCACACTTGTACTCTTAAAAATTGGAACTATTCTTGTCGTTGGCGAGTCCTCGACATCATTCAAATCGGCTCAGAATATGATTGAGCTGTCAAACAAAACCTCTGGCAACGATGCCTCTTTTGCTTCGGGTCGCATCACTCGGACGCTTTCGGTTAGCTCGTTGGCTTCAACCGATCCTTCATCGTCAACCTATGGGTACAAGGCAGCACTTGACGCACAGGAAACAGGCGCAGAGATTGCTTTCACTTTGACCGAATACACAACCTCGGCAGGGACAACGGCAGCAACGGGAGCTATTAAACTTTCGGGAAACTGCTTAATCTCAAACGTATCTGTTGAATTTCCTGACAATGACAAGATGACTTTTTCGCTTGATCTTCAGGTTACGGGTCACGTTACAACAGCTACCAACTAATGACAAACATTGGTACACTTGTCTTGCTTAAATTAGAGGCAAGGCAAAGGGAAATAATAACGCTCACGGGTACGGGCGGAACTGCTAATGTTACTTTAGTCGGAGGGTTGACTAAATTGGCAACATGGGCAACAAGTCTAACCGTGACAGCGACTAATTTTGTAACTGCTCATGCCTCGGCTTATCTTGCTGTAGGTGTTCAGGTGACAGCTTATCAGGGTAAACTATTTTTTGAAAGCACATCAGTAGGGGTTGCAATAGTGGCTCCTGCGATCACCAATGTTACGACTAATCTTGCCGGGACGGTTGCAAATGCCATCGCCAACGCTTCAAACATCACGATCATTGGCGAAACATCAACATCATACAAGTCAGCACAATCAATCATTGAGGTGTCAAGTAAATCATCGGGCAATGATGCAGAGTTTAAAAGTGGAAGAATAACCCGGACTTTATCGGTTAGTTCAATTGCTTCGACCGATCCAACATCAACCGGATACGGCTTTGATCTTGCTTTAGCAGTTCAGGAACAGCAGTCAGCTATTACCTTTTTATTAACTGAATATGCCTCAGGTACTCCGGTAACGGGTGCGATCAAGTTAAGCGGATCCGCTCTTGTATCGAATGTATCATGGGAAGTACCTGATAATGATAAGATGACTTTTTCGCTTGATCTTCAAATAAGTGGCGAAGTGCTTGTAGGTACGAACTAAAACAACAACGAAATGAACAACAGCAAAGATTATTTAATGATTAATTTGCCATATCCGGCACGATTTTTAGGGATTAATTTTCTTAAACCTCGAAGAATAGGTTTTCTTTTTACCAATCTTTCAATCTTTCTCTTTCGTGAGAACGAACATTTGCAGACCTCGGATGATTACAACGCATGGATCAAAGCACATGGTCAGTCTCAATTGGTGAGCGAGATGGTCTATGCTGCGGCTCAGGCTTATTGCATGGAAGAAAAGGTAAAGGAAAACTTTACGAAAGCCGGGTTGAGGGTTGCGATTGCAACAAGTCCCGAAGAGTTACAGGCTAAAATCGTCAATGCCTGGAAGAATAGTCAGACCTTTGGGGCAAAGATTGAAAAAAAAAAGGTGATAGTGAACCTGATAACGTAATCTATTCGGATGAATACGGGTGGATCATTGGCGAGGTAGGGATAAGCAAAAAGGAATATTGGACATTAACACCTGCTGAAACATTCGCAAAGATCAAAGGGTATGTTTTTAATCGGGACATGGACTCAGCTAATTTCAGAGCATTATTTACTTTAGGATATAATCAGTATGCAAAATCTCCAAAATCAGCAACACAGCTATGGCCTCTTGGCATTGATAACACGAATCAGTCGACGACTTTGACAAGTGATGAAATGTTCCAAAGAAACAAACAGATAATAGACTCAATGGGGTCGAATTAAGCACCTTTCACTAGGTGTTTTTTTTATGTGAAAAATAATGTATAATTTTGAATAACAATTAATACCTCCACGATATGGGAATGATAGCAGACTTATTTGTAAAACTTGGCTTCAAAGGTCAGGAATTCGATCAAGGGGTCGATCAATCGAAGAAAAAAGCTGAAGAGTTAAACGGGTCACTATCTAACATGGCTGATAAATTAGCCTCTGCATTTGGTGTTGAGGGGTTAAAGGACAACATTACTAATCTTGTAAGTGGTATAGGGTCATTTATTTCCTCATTTAAAAATGCTGCCGGGGGTGCTTCGATCTTTTCTAATGGCATGAAACTCGTTAAAGGAGCGATGATAGGCACTGGAATAGGTGCTTTAGTGGTTGCTATTGGTGCATTGGTGGCATATTTCACACAGACAGAACGGGGAGCGGAGGCACTTGAACGGGCAATGGCAGGACTAAAGGCAGGGTTTAAGGTCTTGATTGATCGGGCATCCATGTTCGGTGAGGGTATGATGAAGCTATTTTCAGGAGATTTTAAAGGTGCTTGGGATGCGATGGGTAAATCTATCAAAGGAATCGGGGCGGAGATGAGTGCGGAAATAAAGGCAGGTACTGAACTCGAGGTCAGACTTCAGGCTCTTGAGGACAAGGAAAGAGGATTGATAAAATCACTTGCAGAAAGGAAAGAACTTGCAGCGACTTTATTAGCACAGGCAAAAGATGAAAATACAAGTGCAGAAAAAAAACGTGGCTTAGTTTTGGAAGCTCAGAAGATATTAAATACTGTATTCAATGACGAGAAGTCTATCGCAACAGAGAGAGCAGCGATAATGAGGGCGCAGTTTGAGATGGGCGAAAAAAGAGATGATAAAGAAAAAGAACTATTTGAATCCGAAGCAAAGGTTAATGGCTTAGAGAAAGAAAGGCAACTCACATTAAAAGGATTATCAAGGGAATTAAAAGCAGCAACAAAAGCGACAGAAGAAAAACTGTTAGCAGATGAGGCAAATGCTTTAATGTTGGCAAGACCTGATTTAATGAAGTCTAAAGGGGGCGTAGCTGTATCATCAGCAGAATCAGCATCACCCGGATTAATGCCTATGAGAGATGCACTTGATGCAGCATCGCAGATGAAAAAGGATAAAGAACAAGAGATATTGGATTCAACTATTAAATTTAACAGTGATGTAAATTCATTAATAGAGGGCGGAATGGAAAAAGCAGCCACTACTTTTGCGACAGGATTAGGGGCGTTAATGTCGGGAGATATGGATATTGGGGACTTTGGTCTGTCAATCCTTGCTACCATCGGAGCGTTTTTAGTTCAGATGGGGCAAATGTTAATAGCTTATGCCATTGCGATGGATGCGTTTAAAAAAGCCTTTACTAATCCTTTTGTTGCTCTTGCAGCGGGTATTGTATTAGTAGCTGTTGGGTCTGCTGTTTCGTCACTTGCTAAAAAAGGCATGAGTAGTGGGAGCGGTGGATCTTCTTCAGGTGGTGGAGGATCGGCTTCGGGTTATTCTCCATCGGCACAATCATCATCAGCAATGGGTGGCAATGTTCAGTTTGAAATTCAAGGCGCATCACTTGTCGGAGTCCTTGCT